TTTCGTGTCCGGAAGTACCACCTTCCCGCCACGCGTGCCAGTCGGGAAGTACACGTAAGATGAAGCGTCGGTGTCTTTCAGGAGCAAAGTCGCATCATCCCGGTACACGGAGGCGCTGAAGGCCGCCAGTTCAGTGTCGTAGGTGTCACCACCGGTGATGCTGGTCATCTGTATCGTGTTCGCCGGGGCCGTCGCCGGACAGTACATCAGGCTGAAATCTCCGGCGCTGTTTCCGTCAATGTACAGCGAGGCACGGTTCGTATTGCCCCCGTGGTACACCACCTTCAGGGTGTGCCAGTCTGTGTTGTACGCCCCGAATGTCCCCAGTTTAATATTGGTCGGGGATCGGTGCGCCATCAGGTTAATGTCTGTTCCGTCCGTCTGGATGAAGAAGTTCATCAGGGCAGGCCATGCGCCTCCTGCTGTGCCCGCGAACTTCACGCCGGACGGAATATCGCCCGCGGCTATCCGCCAGTAGAACGCAAACGCGTACTGCTTTTCCTTCAGTGGTGTGGTCAGGCGGAACTGACACACCAGCTCACCGCCGTATTTCAGCAGATCGCTTCCCTTGCTGACCGGTTGCTGAATGGTCCAGGTCTGTCCCGCCGCTTTGGTTATCGCCAGCACGTGGCCACCTTTGCCGTCCGGGTTCGCCTTTGGTGTGAAGGTGGCACCGCTGACGCTTTCCCAGCCCTGCTGTTGCAGCGTCCCGTCGCCCCGGCGTCCGTTGTAGCCCACTTCGTCCACCTTCGGCGTGTAGCTCAGGGTGGCTGCGGTGTCTGTTGTGGCGGCGGAGGTTGCCGTTACGGGCAGCGCTGAGCCTGACGGTGCCGCCAGCAGACTTTTACGCCCGGCATACAGCAAAATGGCTGATGCCATTCGCTCCGGAATAATGTTGCGGCGCGCCCATGAACTGAAATGGCTGGCACGCAATGACGACGTCCAGTTCCCGTTCGTTCTGGAAGCCGCCCCGAAATACCCCGCTGCCGGAATATCCGGATCGTCAGCCGGGTCATTGGTCGGGGTATGGTTTCCGCTCTCATCGGTCATAAACGGCACGAAAAAGACGCCCGGCTCCTGACAGGTTTTGTAGGCCCCGTATACCGTGTCGTACTGTGCGGGGTACGTGTTTTTCCAGTAGTACGTGGTATCCCCGCAAATCCACGGCACACTGTCGACATTAAAATCCGGCATCTGTGCGGCATAATCTGTCAGGTCAGCGCGGAACTGTTTCACCATCGCCGCAAACAGGGCTGGCTGTTGTGCATAATTCACCCCGGACATATCAAACTCACCCTGCATCCAGCAGACCGCCAGCAGGATATTTTTCGGGTTCTTCTGTAATGCGGCTTTCGTGCGCAGGAGCAAATCCTGATAAAGCGGTTTACCCACACCCCAGCGGCTGGAGGCTTCCGTTGCGCCGCTGCTTTCAGTGAATGCGCCCTCTGCGCCCTGAGTGAACGCAGACCCACCACGACAACACGGAACAATGAGAATACCGGCATTATCGGGAAGGTACGGCAGTAACTTTTTCGCGATATGCAGCGCCTGGCTCACGGTGCCGTATTCACCTTTCGACAGGTCGGCTTTCGGGTGGTTAATCCCGGTCATGTCCTGTACGTCATGCGGGCAGTGGTCGAGCGGGATAATGTCGTTGTAGTTGCAGGCCGCCCCGTCCGGCGTCACCGTGGTACGACGGGCCAGCTGCTTAATGCGCGGGTGTGGTGCATCCAGGGTATCCGGCAGAGGAAGCCCCTCGCCATAAGCCATCGCGTTCGACTGCCCGGCGACGGGGATGACGAAGTAGTATTCCGGTCTGTTTCCGGAAGTATGACTGCCTCCCCCCGCCGCTGTACCCGCCAGAACGCTTCCGGGTAATGTGATCATGGAGCCTCCTTCGCAATCACCACACGGACCGCATCTTCATACCATAACGCACGTCCCCATACGACTGATGGCGCAGTCACCCCCATTTCACGGTTAACGATGCGTAATACCGGGGCATCGTCTCCGGGTCTTGCTGCTGACAGGTGGAATCCTGCCGCACCGGTGATCTGAAGCGTGGCATTCACCGTTCCGTCAGTCAGTCGCTGCCAGGTCTGATCAAGCATGATTTCCACTGTTTCCATTGAACACTCCTGAATCTGAAAAATTGAAGACGGTCCCCCGTTACCGGACAGGATCAGCGACCAATCACCACAATCTGACCACCATCACCCTCATCTGCCGTGCTGACCTCCTGGGAAATTACACGCGATCCCACTCGCATTTCACCATACAAAACCGGCAAAACATTCCCCTGGGCAACCATGTTATCCAGCGAGGAGAACCAGGTGTTCTGCTTACCGTTATCCGTGGAGGACACCGACGGCGTTTTCGCCTTCGGGGCCAGCATCTGCGCCACGCCACCGAGGACCATGCTGGCACCCAGTGAAAACAACATCGTGGTGGCGGAAATACCACCGGCAGCCAGTGCTGAACCCCACGCGGCCAGCGATGCGCCGGCTGTAAAAAAAGAAGCGGCAATCGCCGCTGCACCCAGCACAATCTGAAACCCACCCTTCCCGGCACCAGCCAGTCGCGGCACGATGTGTATCACCGCCCCCTCGCGCAGCGGTTCATGCAGACGGGCAAATACCTGCTCAGGTGCCGTATCTTCTCCGGCAATACGTATCTGGTACCAGCCGTCACTCAGTTTCTGACGAAACGCCGGGAGCTGCATGGCCAGCGCCCGGATGGCTTCAGCCCCCGTTTTCACACGCAGGTCGATGCGCTTTCCAAATCGTTGCAAATCCCCGTAAAGGCGGAGGCATGCCATGCCCGGTGCCGCCAGAGGGAGTGTGTGCGTCGCTGCCATTTGTCGGTATACCCCTCTCGTTTACTCAGTTGTTCAGGAATATGGTGCAGCAGCTCGCCGTCACCACAGTAAATGGCGGCATGATTCGGCACTGATGCGCCCAGACAGCACAGCAGCACATCGCCCGGCTGCGCCTCTGCCATCGTGACACGGTAAAAGCCGTTTACACCCAGATTGTTCAGATAGAGATTCTGGCCGTTACGCCACCAGTCATCCTCCCGCGCGAAATCCGGCATCTCAACCCCCGCCAGATGGTAAGCATCCCGGAACAGCGTGTAACAGTCCGTCACCCCGTGCTCAAAACGCCGCCCGGTAAGATGCGGCACACAGCGGAATTTATGAATCGCGCCCCGGCAGACCAGCCACCACGGCAAATCACTCTGCACCTGCAGCCGCCGGTCGGTCTCGCTCAGCCAGGGCAGACCACCGGGATGACTGTGGACCAGCGCCACAATCTCCCCCTGCATTTGTGCCCGCAGCCAGTCCTTCGGCGACATCCGAAAATAATCCTCCGGCGCAGCAGAAATATTCACGCAGGGAAGATACCTTTCTCCTTCCGGCGTTCTCACCACAAAGCCGCACGACTCCGCCGGCGCACACCGCCGGGCGTGCGTCAGAATCGCTGATTCTGTCTGTGTCATGGGATTTACCGCGAAAGTTTGTTAATGGAAAGGAAGCCGCCAAAGTTGCCGACGTTATTGCGGAACTTACAGCCGCTCAGGCATTTGCTGCATTTATCCTTCGTGATATCAGACGTCGGCTGGTCATATTCATCAGCGACAGCCAGACCGTGATAACCACATTCGTCACCACGATAGGTCCAGGTGCAGGTGTTGGCCAGCATGGTGCGCCCCGGGAAAACGGTGCCATCCGTTTCCGTCGGCGTGGACAGCACAAAGGTCGCGCTGACCGCGCTCAGTTCGCTGCACTGCTCGATGCGCCAGCGGCTGATCACCTCCTGCTCCGGATCGGCGTCGCTGTTTCCGTTGACGAAGTTCACCGCATCCAGAAAACGGGCGTAAACCTTACGCCGGACCACCGTTCCGCCGACCAGACTCTGCAGATCTTCCACCATACCGGTAACCATACCGTACAGGTTAGAAACCGTCAGCGTGGGGCGCGCACTCGAGCCTTTGCCATTCAGTTCAAAACCGTTCCCCTGAATGGGATACGCCTGATACTGCCGCCCCTGCCAGGTGACCGCTTCACCTTTTTCGTTCTGCTCATTACAGAAAAAATAACGTTCACCACCGACCTCTGTCAGATCGATTTCCCAGAGCACCACGCCGGCCGACTGCTCCGCACGGGTGCATTCATTCAGTGTTTCCTGTCGGATATCCTGCATCAGTTCACCACCTGTTTAAATTCTGCGCTGAACTCAACGCGCAACTTACTGACCCGCGACGTCCACTTTGCGCAGGTCACCTTTATCTGCCGCCAGCCATAAGGCGGCGTCCACAGAAAGGCTTTCCAGCCGCCGTGCTCAGACAGGAACGCCTCCAGATACCGGGCCTCGCCACGGGAGACCGAGAACGTCACGCTGTACGTTTTCAGGTCTGCATTCAGCCCGGCAGGCGCACGCTGGGAATAACCATCCCCAAAGCGCACCTCCCTGACCGAAGGGGCCGAAGCCACATCCATACCGGGTTTCACTTTCCAGCGGAAGGTTTTCATCGCTCACCTCCGGAGAACAGACCGCCATCGCGCATCTGCGCCTGAATCTCATCCCGGGCGCCCTTGCGGGCAACATCATAAACCGCCTTCAGCATCTGTGGACCTGGCTGACCGTTCGTGCCATCGTTATTAATCACCACGTTGTTGTTCTGCTCAAACCTGATGCCCTCTGAGCGCCGCATCTGCGCCGGACTTCCGACACCACCGACATAACCGCCAGTGGCATAGCCGCGCATCAGCCGGTAGAGATTCCCCACACCAATCCGGCTGGTTGCCTCCTTCGTGAAGACAAACTCACCACGGTGAACAATCCCCGCCGGCTCATATTTACCGCCGGTCCCCGTAAATCCCCCGGACGCAAAATGGAAGTTCGCCGCAGCAGCCTGAATGGCTGTACCGGCTGAAGCTGATGCGCCGCCACCGACAGCACCGCCAATGGCACTGCCGACACTCCCGACAATCCCCACCATGGCCTGCTTTAGCAAAATTTCTGTCATCATGGCCAGCACGGAACGGGTGAAGCTACGCCAGTTCTGTTCACTGCCGGTCAGCATCGCCGCCATATTCTGTGCAACACCATCAAAGGTCTGCGTGGCAGCACTTTTAACCTGTGAAAAACTGGCCGTCGCACTTTCAGCCCACTCGCCCCAGCCCGACTTAAGCCCGGCAAGCCAGTTGCTATTGAGCTGGTCTTCATCCATCCATGTCCGTTTCAGCGCACCAGTTGCCTGTGCCAGCGCCCGAGGATTATCACCATACACCTCCCGCAGTCGCTGCTCTTCCGCCTCCCGATGTGCCTGTCTGTCCGTGAGACCACGGGCTCTGGCACTGATGGCCGCCTGTTTCGCACTCTGCTGTTGCTCAAATCGTGCCGCCTGCTGTGCCAGTTCATTCAGGCGTTTCTGATGTTCAATCTTATCGCCCAGGTCAGCCAGCTGCCGCTTGTACTCCAGCGTCTCTTTCTCATGGGCCAGCAGGGATTTTTCCTGCTCAGATAACTGCCGTTTTGTGGCAGCCTCTTTCAGGACCGCATACTGATTTTCCGCCTTCCATAAATCGCGGCGCTGCTGGCTGATTTTCTCACTCGCACCAGCATGCTTCTCCAGCGTCCGGAGCTCAGTTTCAAGCGCCAGCAGGGCCGCATGCGCCCGGTCTTCCTGGCGCTCACCGGCAGACACCTTCACACCGGACGGCTTTTTCAGCGTCGACTCATAATCCTTTTTCGCCGACGCCATCAGCGTGTTGTAATCCGCCTGCAGGATTTTCCCGTCTTTCAGTGCCCTGTTCAGCTCCTCCTGACGGGCAGTATATTTCTCCAGCGGTGTCTGCAGTCGTTCGTAAGCCTTCTGCGCCTCTTCGGTATATTTCAGCCGTGACGCTTCGGTCTCGCTCTGCTGCTGCACGTTTTTGTCCTGCTGGCTCTGCTGCTCCGTCTTCTTTTTTGCCGCTTCAAGCGCAAGACGGGCTTTTTCACGATCACTCCAGTAACGCGCCCGTGCTTCATCGTTGACAAAATAATCATCCCGGCGCAGATTCCAGATGTCGTCCGCTTTTTTAAACGCAGTCTCTGCCTTAATCAGCATCTCCTGAGCGGTATCAGGACGACCAATATCCAGAATGGCGTCCCACATGGATTTGAACGCCATCCCGGTTTTATCCGCCCAGGTTTCCAGCGTGCCCATGCTCTCTTTCAGGCGGCGGGTCTGATCATCAAACCCTTTCGTTGCGGCCTCGTTCGCGGCCTGTAATGCCCCGGCCCCATCGCCGGAACGCTGCAACTGCACAACATACGCAATCTGCTCCGCCGTCACGTTATGGAACTGGCGCGCCATCGCAGTCAGCCCGGATGTCGGGTCAGTGGTCAGCTTCCCGAAGGCTTCAGCGACCTTGTCCACCTCCACGCCGGATGCAGAGGAAAAACGCGCCACACTCTGGCTGATGGACGCTATCTGAGCCTCACCGCGTACCCCCGCCTTAACCAGTGCCGTCAGTGACTCGCTGGCCTGATTAAACGTCACCCCTGCCGTCTGCCCGGCACGGGAAAGGACCAGCATACGATCCGCCGTCAGCCCCGACTGATTACCGGACAAAACCAGCGTTTTATTAAACGCCGAGAGCGTGGAATTCCCCTGGTACCAGGCATACGCCAGCGCACCGGTCGCCACCGCCAGCGAGGTGACGCCGACCATCGGCAGAGTGACCGCACCGGCAAGCCCCCTGAACATGGGGATCATCCCGCCGAAGGAGTCTTTCACCTGACCACCCTGCTGCAACAAAATCAGCCAGGGATTCTGACCACCGGCAAGCTGCGTGGCCACATCGGTGAACTGCGCAGGCAGCATACGCATGGCGGCTTTATACTGCCCGACAGAAATCCCTGCGGCTCTGGCCGCTCTGACCTGCCGGCTCATTGACTGCTCAACAACCGCCGCTGTTTTTTTCGCATCAGTTTCCGTACCGGAAAAATGACGCCTGACTCTGGTCATCTGCTCGTCAAATCTGGCGGCATCCAGACTTAAATCAACGACCAGATCGCCTACCGGTTCAGCCATACCGGACTCCTCCTGCGATCCCTTCTGATATTGTCATCAGCATTGCGTCATCCTCCGTCATCTTCGCCACATCAGGGGACGCGGGGATAACTTCATTCCCGTCCGGGCCAAAGCGGACGCCGCCGGCAAGCCCTGCCGCTTTCTGCATCAGCGCATCATCTTCAGGCTCTTCGTCAGCCTCACGCCGGTTCAGCAGACTGAAATCCAGCGGATGCATATCCGGATCGCAAAAAAACAGGCTGAGTACGGTGTACGTCAGCCCGGAAAAATGCATATCCAGCAGAACATCCTGAAAATAATGGGTACTGTAAAAGCGGTGCCAGTCAGCATATTCAGTGGATGACATCCCGGCAAGCATGGCGCGCCAGTCGGGTCTCCCCATCTCACGCGCCAGCTTCAGGGCAAAGTTCAGCTCGCCTTCGAATACTTTCCCGCAGAAACAGATTCAGCAGGCTCGGCTTCCTCTGCCAGCCCGGAGTCATCATCGCTGACAGGGGCAGACATGCCGGACAAGCGCAACACCACGTTTTGAGCTGAGGAAATCGCTTCAACAGGCCAGCCGGAGATCACCTCCTGACAGAGCTGCTGAACCGTCAACGTATCCTTCTGCGGGTGGTTGCGCCACAGGGACATCGCAACCAGAAAAGCCCCTTCTTTGATGAGGTCCTCCACGGTCACCTGCAGGTTGCCACGGGCTCCAGCCCGATTTTCCCGCTCTTTCAGCCAGCCCAGATGCTCAATGCGCTGCAGGGCCGACAGTTCTGAAAGCGTGACAGTCGCGCCGTTATGGTCAAATGATTCAGTTTTCAGGAACATCGTTCATCCTCCGGATTAACCACCCGCTTCTGTAACAGTGATTTCTGCAACCACTGCAAACTCACCATTACCGGAAACAACCGGGATACTGACCTTACCTGCAGCAACACCTTTCACGGTGATGGTCGTACCACTGACCGACACGGTGGCTTTTGTTTTATCCGCAGACACAACCCGAAAACTCTTGTCCGTCGTGCTTTCCGGCTGGAACGCCACAGTCAGCGTGGTGTTCTGACCTTTCACCACCGATGCACTGACAGGCGTTACTGTCATGCCGGTTGCCGCCGTGACCGTACTTCGCTCTTCTGCCATCGACGGACGTCCCGCATTGGTCACTTTCACCGTGCGGGTGATCACTTCCTTCGCGGTCACCGCCTTGCCGATACTGCTGACCCAGCCACGGAACACATCGACCGTGCCGTTCGGAAAGCGGATTTTGTAGGCGCGGACATCACCTTCGTTAAACCATGCCAGCAGATCCTGCTGCCCTTTTTCTCCCGGCAACCAGGCCAGCGTGAAGCCGGTATCTCCGGCAGACTTCTGTCCCTGCCCGGTCGAGGTCCAGTCCGCATCTTCATCATCAAGATAATCATCATTATAAGACTCAGCGGTCAGCTCACCGGGCGTCAGGTCTTTCACTTTTGCCAGTCGCGTCCAGTCAACATCAGAAAGCGGATTCGCATAAGGGTCACTGTTCCCGCCATAAACCCACAGGGTGGTTCCGGCACCTTTCACCGGCATTATTGGATTTGGTACAGGCATATCGTCCTCACATCTCGTATATAATGGAATAAGTCAGATCCGCAGAGCTCCATAACGCCATATCATCATCGCGTCGATACTCATAGCCCAGCTGAACCATCGTGGTAATCATGCCCGACAACGCGGGGATTGAGCTCATCGCCGGATAAATCCGGCTTTCCATCCACTGATCAAGCTCTGAATCCGGCACCTGCGCCGGTAAAAACACCTCCACGTGCAGAGTGGCCCGCCAGGTATCAGCATCCAGATCTTCGCCGGTATACTCTGCATCGGTCAGATAAACCGCGATCGCCGGAAAATCTGCCTCATCAAAAACAGCGGGGCGACCATCAAAAAGCGTCGCCCCGGTATCATGCGTCTCCAGTACATCCAGTACGGCTGCACGGATATCAGTATGTTTCATCGCTTTATCACCATTCTCAGTTGATGCTGCAGCGCATAGCTCAGCTCTTTCGGAAGACGCTCACGTCGTATCCGTTCAATATTCTGTTTAAACGCCGCGGTCAGCGGCACCGCCATCGGGATTTTCACCACATCAATGGGGTAGCGGTTTTTCCCGTCCACACGCTGCATGACATGCCACCGGCCATTTTTCAGTTGCTGAATAAACGCGCCGGGAATTCGGCGGTTACCCACCACAAGCACGCTGCCGCCACCTTTCAGGGACGATCGCTGCCCCTTTTTACGGCGCCTGCGTCGGGACAGTACAACCCGCGCATTACCCAGTTTTATTACGGGAAAATCCCCCCGGTTAACCTTAATTCTGGCCTGCGGTTTTTTGACCGTGGCCCTTTTCAGCCTGGCCCTTTCCTTTACCAGTTTGCGACGAACCCTGGTCTCACGGGCAACCTGTGACGCGGACTGATTAATTGCCGTTGCGGCAACACGGTTAATGGCCATTGCTGCAGCACCGGGTACTGCCGTTTTGCTGATTCGGCTCAGATTTTCAATGGCCTGTTCAAGCCCTTTTACAGCCATAATTCCTTCGCGTTCAACGTCGTCGGTTAACGGCAGGCGGCACACCCCGCCCCAGCCAGAGGTGACAGCTTCCGCCATCATCCGGCGAAATCCGATCTATCCAGAAGTTTTCATTACCGATAGCCAGCGTGTCTCCGCGCCGTAGCAGTCGCGCGGCATCAGACCGGACAAACAGGGACGGACTGGAGCCTTCAACACGAACACCCATACCGGCATAGCTGATATTTTCAGGGTCATCAAAAACGCCACACAGCACAGCACCGGACTGTACGCCGGATGTTATGGTGGCTGATGTCCCCATATACCCGCGTATTATTTCATCTGCACGGGCAATGGCAGTATCAAAAAGATTGTCTGTCTGCGACATACCGCTACCCTCATAACTTAACAATCAGCCCGTCACCAGCGAGTTCATCAACATATTTCGCCGGAATACGCGCCGGATCCCCTGCCAGAACAGTATCCAGAACCCGATCGCTGTCCATTGCCAGCGCGTTAATATGAAGCGTGCGGACCGCCCTGATAAGAACAAATCCTGAAGAATGGAGACTGCTTTTGACTGTTCCCGGCTCATCCTGTGGGTCATCAGCCGTTGTTTCAGCATTTTCCCCGGCAGACATTCCGTCCGCTTCTTCCTCCCACTCAGCGACACGCTGGCGAATTTCGGCGGCGCTGCCGGAAATATCCGGCTCCCGCCCGAGCTGTACTGCGAGTTCCCGCAGACGGGCGATATTCTCTTCTTTTGTTGCCATTACGGTCATCCTTCTGATTTCATGACACAAAAAAGACCCTTACGGGCCATTTTGTCGGTTTTCTCAACCTACCTGAACTACCACGAACCCATCCGGATCCGGCAACACCATCAGCGGCGCGGACTGCGTCATGGTGTACTCGCTAGCCGGATCGCCAACAGTGATCCAGTGTTTCGGGTAACGCGTTGCAGCAACAATTCCCTCCGCGAGCGCCTGTGAATCCTGAATAGCACCATAACAGCGGATACCCTCCGAGGCGGTATTACCCAGTACCAGCGTTCCTTCCGGCAGATAGCGTTTTTCAGTGCCGTCTTTATCAATGTATGAGGTTTTTGCAACCACAATCGCCAGATCGCCGTACCAGCCCTTAAAGGACACAACGGCACCCAGATCTTTAACAGCGGTTTCCAGTACCGATGTGGAGCCGCGGCGGGTATCCAGCTTCTCACGGAACAACTTAAAGCCGTTTAACAGGCGCCAGACCTTCCCGTCCATCACGGCGATATTAATCAGGCCGGATGCCTGATCGCAGTACATATCGATGTCGAACGATGGATCAAAGGTATCCCGGTCCTGCTCTGACCACTTTTTACCCGCTGCCTGAACAATGTTATTGGCCGCTGAGCGACCAAAATCCACCTCCACGGTCTCGAACTGCTCGCCCTCCATGATGTATTTTCCGTTCAGCACTGCGCTGACAGCCTGCATTTCTTCCACCTGGACGATGGCCTGCTCTTCCTGCTTGAGGTTATCAGTCAGAATACGCAGACGGCGGTAATTCTGGTCGTTCAGTTGAGCCGGATCTTCTCCCGGAAGGCGTTCCACGACCTGCGAATAGTTAATCTCATGCTTCGGTTTGACATATCCCGGTCGCAGTACGCGGGTTTCACCGCCGCGATTACGCAGCACTTTTCCGCCCACCACCGGCGACACGTAGGCCGCAATGGGTGTTTTACCTGTAATTTTATCCAGCATGACTTCCTGCTCTTTGAATGTCACTGTGCGACGAAAAAACAGGGTCAGGAAAAGCGGGTTAAATTTGATTTTCTGTTCGGTATAACCGAGTAACTGACGGGTGGTAAATAAATTCATGAAACGTATTCCCTTGAATGATAAAACAGAACAGACCGCTGTGCGGCCTGCTGTGTATTACGTGATTATCAGATGACCATTAAGGCAGGGCGGCGTGACTGATGGCACTGCCGGTAAAAGCATTCGCCTTTTTAACGGCGTCAGTATTTTCCGGCCACAACAGCGCTTCCGTGGCAAATGTGCCGCTTTTCCAGTACGTCAGTACACTTTCAGTGCCCTCCAGTGGCAGGGTCAGTACACCCACAGCGGTTCCGGCCTTCTGTCCGTCCCATGCCGCAAGTTTCCCTGTGGCATCATCCAGCATCAGTGGTGTCAGCGCCGGGGTGGCATCGGTAATACCGCTGGCCCCTGTTGTGGTATGTGCCGGATCATTTCCGGCGAAAATACGGTTTTCATCACGCTGTTGCGTCGTCGTTTTAAAGGTCATGATTTATCCTCGCCTTTTGCTGCCATCGTTCCCGGAATGCTCATCAGGAGTTGCGTATCTGTATCAACATCGCTGCTGTTACCGTCACCTCCTGACAGTGACGCCGGGGAATGTAACTGCATAAACTGATCAAAGGCGTTATTCATACTCGCCCCACCCGAACCTGAAGCATCCGGCGCAGCCACCAGCAGTTCACGGGCCTGTTCGGTGGTCATTCCCGGTACGGCAGCCAGTTTTTTCGCCAGTTCTTCACGCCCTTTCGCTTCATCCAGTGCCAGGATACTGTCACTGAGAGAGGTGGCACCGACACGCGGTGCAGCGGCAAGAATGGTTTTTGCCCGCTCCGCAGTCATATCCGGCATGGCAGCCAGCGTGGAGGCAAGTTCCTCGCGCCCCCTGGCGTCATCAAGCGCCATAATGCGATCGGCCTCGCTGACAGCTTCCTGCTGCGGCGCGGCTGCGGACAAAATGGCCTGCGCCTGCGTCACGCTCATACCTGGCTGCCCGGCCAGCATCTGCGCCAGCGCCTCGCGCCCCTTAGCTTCCTGGCAGCCGATAATCCCCATCACGCGCTGATTTTCCTGAGCCGCTGCCTCAGTTGCTGTTAATTCAGGCATATTGCCTCCTTTTGTTTTACTCTTCAGTGCTGCGGCCATTACCGTAACGGCATCTGCAGCGTTTACCATTTCATCAGCCAGCCCGGCATCAATACCCGCCTGACCATCGTATATCGCCGCTTCCGTCTCCATCACTGCGTCAACGGATAACCCCGTATACTGTGAGACCTTTTCGGCAAACATCAGCCTCGCGTCATTCATCCTTTGCTGATAATCCATACGGACACTTTCCGGCAGTTCGCGTGTTCCGCTCAGATCGACCTTATGGCTCCCTGAGTAAATCAGGGTGATATCGATACCTTCCTGCTCGAGTTTTCCGGCATAACTGGTATGTGCCATTACCACGCCAATTGAGCCAAATCTGGATGTCTGCGTCACCAGCCTGCGCTGACAGGCTGAGGCCAGCAACATCGCCGCTGAACAGGACAGGTCATTCGCCAGCGCCCAGACAGGTTTCTGCTCGCCCAGCCGGTAAATCATGTCAGCACAGTCAAAAGCCCCGGCCCCCTGACCACCCGGACTGTCAATATCCAGCAGAACACCCTTAACCTCTGGATCGTCCATTGCCTGCTGCAGACGTGCGGTAATGCCGTCATAGCCGGTCATTCCGGAAAATGGCCGCATACCACCAAGCTTATGAACCAGCGTTCCCGAGACAGGCAAAACGGCGATGCCATCAATCACCTGATAAAACCGCGCCCGGGGCTTTTCTCCCGACATGTAACTCCCGGTGACAAGTCCCATCCCCGCCTGATCAAGACGTTCCTGGCTCTGGGGGATTTGCAGGCAGTTAATCCCCGATTCTCTGCCTAACGCGCAAAAGAAAACCCGCGCGTAGGCGGGTTCAAGTAACAGCGGGGCATTGGTGGCCTGGCTTATTATGTGCGGTAAATTACGTTGCACGCTTATCCTCCTCCGACTGGCGGCTCTCTGTGATTTTTTGCTGGTAGGTTTCTGTTATCCATACCGGACGTGGAAGTCCCGCAGCGCGGCGTTCTTCAGATTCCCTGACCTGCTGGCGGAAAATGTCCTGGTAATCTTCACCCATAATGGCCAGTTCTTTCTCGTAGGTGCTGAGGCCCGCCTCGATACGCATAACGGCCTCCTGTACCTCCTTGAGCCCGTCAATCGCCATGCGGCCTGCACCGATCCATTCCGCACGACTCCAGCTTGAACGCGCCTCCCAGAAAGAAAACCGGGCGCGTGGCGCTCTGATCACCCCACGTATCAGCGCTTCTTCCAGCCAGCAGGAAAACATCTGTGTTGCCAGTCGTCCGGCAATGAATTTCCGGCGACCCAGAAAATAACGCCATGATTCATTGGCAGATGCGCGGGCGCTGGAGTAACTGACCTGTGAGTAATCCCGCGAAAGTTGCTCATAAGAGACGCCCAGCCCCGCTGCAATATAGCGAAGCAGCGCCTGTTCCAGCGCTGAAAATCCGCTGTCGGCATTCTGTGCCGTCTGTAATTTAAGTGCATCACCAGGGTGAAGATGAGGAATTTTTACACCGCCGAGTTTTACATTGTTGGCGGCATAATATCGTGCATAACTCGCCAGAATACTGACCAGCGGATTATTCGCATCCCCGGCTCCTGTTCCCTCTATTCCCGCTATATACTCAAACGCCTTGTCAGTATCCAGCTCACTCTCAATTGTTGCGGCATACATGGCTTTAACGATGGCTGACTGAAGCTGCGTTGCCTGCAGCGTATCAAGCATTTTCAGACGTTCCATTACGCTGTAGAACTGGTTGGCTCCGCGCGTCTGACCATCCTCTACAGGCTCAAAAATATGCAGCATGGCGGGGCGACCTGACGGCAGATATTTTGGTATCCGCGTCCACTGCCCCGTACCTGATAACGGCCAGTCATCATCGCAGACATGATACGCCAGCGCCTTACCGTTCCGGTCAACCTCCACACCCGCCCTTAACTGCTTATTCCCCATCGAGTGGCCCGGCGTATCAACCCGCTTCGGGCTGATTGCCTTAAACCGGGTACGGAAGAGTTGCGTTGTTTCGGCATCCCAGACCGGCTGGAGAAAAATTTCACCATTGAAGGCGTGTACGCCAACCCCTTCACGAATAAACTCGGTAAACGTGCGTTTACCTTCAATATCTATCTCGCCAAAAATACCGTCGCAGTATTCCGTCCAGGCTGATTCCACCTCATTCACAAAGCTCCTGGCAGAAGCCTCCCTCATACCCAGGTACTGCCAGTTAGGGCGATAACTGATGAGAAAAAGATGACCAACGATATGATCCTTGTGGAGCGATACCGCGTTAGCCGCAACACCATTATTCCTTACCAGATCGTCAGCCCTGGCATTGCCGAGGCGCAGCGAAGGCAACAGTGCGGCGTCCACACTTTCCGCCAGCGGCATCCAGTCGCCCATCTGTCCGCCAAAACCAGTACCCCCGCCGCTGTAGCCCAGGCTTTCACGCAGCGGCGTTCCGTTGACATCAACCAGTACCGACGCCCTCTTCATAACCTCACCCCTGCCGGACCGCGACGCCCTCCCGTTTTCAGGCTGGCTTCCATTTCTGCTATGTACTTTTTCAGATCGCTGACGGAGGTTGCGGTAAATTCCACCCGGCGCCCGTCTTTTTGCACCGTCGCCACGCGCTTACCCATCATCAGGTCATGTAACGCAGCCCGTGCTTCAATTAATTCAGCCATTGTTGCCATTATTAAGTTCTCCCGAAAGCATGGCGGCCAGCCCCTCAAGGGTTGGGCCCGTTTTATTCTCGCTTTTTCTGGACGCGGCCAACGCATCCAGATCCAGTTGCCAGCGCTGAACGGACACCCGGTACGCCGCATAGGCATACACCAGACAGTCCAGCGCTTCATTACGCCTTTTCTTTGCATCCCACAGCAGCTTTATCTTCCCGTTAACCACCTTTTCCACCAGCTCTTCAGCCACCAGTTGCTTCGCTTCCACTTCCGAAAAAATCTCCGGATTATCAGGAAAACGAAAGGAGTAAGGCGAGGCTGAGTCAGGCGGCGTGGGAGGCTCTTTAAGTCTGGCGTAAATCATCTCTTTGGCGGTGTCGGTTCCGATTTCACATAAAAACACACCGCGCTGATTCCTGCTTTTGGGCATGGTAATAACAGGTTTACCGTATACCGACGCCCCCCTTATGGGTAACACCCTGAATATGCCGTGCTTTTTTGAGCGTTTATAAACTATTTCGGCATCAATACCCCCGGTATCCCAGCAGACGCGGGCAATCGACATTTCAGTACCGTCCGCATGGAGATATTTTTTATTAATCGCCTCATCAACGCGCGTCAGGGTTTCCTCATGATCGGGTCGCCCCATAATGATTTTTTTATCAATCAGGAATGCCTCTTCGCCCGGCGCCCAGCCCCAGACATACATTTCAAAGCGGTTAGCCTGAGAGTCAATGCCCGCCGTCAGATAAACCACCCGCTCAGGCACCACCGCGCCATAGCGAATAACTTTCTCAAGCAGAACCTCATAACCGATTTTCTCAGCCACAGCCTCTTCGTATGTCTCCCCCAGGGTGGTATTAATGAACGTCTTGACACCATTTGGATCTTTCAGCGCATCCAGCCAGTCATAAACAATCTGTACCCAGGTGGTGAATAGGCTGTAGGCTGTCCATATATGAAACGAGATGGAGCGCGGCGGCGGTATTTCATCGCCATCGGCACTGTAAAAAGTCAGACCGTCACGGGTCCATATCCCTGTATTTTCACAAATCCAGCGCCCTTCTTTCTGGTCAAGTTCTGACTGGCGGATCACGCATCCGTTATGTTCACAAAGGTAATACACCGTCTCCGGTTTACCCTTTTCCCATTTGAGACCGAACGCGGTACTGTCATCGCCAAATTTCAGATACTGCTCTTCGCCGCAGTGCGGGCAGGGTACGTGAAACCGCATAAAGTGCGCCGACTCATTCGCCGCCTTTTCAATCTGGCAGGCTCCTTTGGTTTTAGGCGTAGAGCCGCGTATCGACTTGGGCCAGACAGAACCCTCAATGCGTTTATCACCCAGCAGCGTGGGTGAACCTTCCTTTTCCACATCCGGTTCAAAAGAAGAAAGTTCGTCATAGCAGACCGTATCCACCGACTTTTCACGGTAGTTTTTCGCTGCGGCGCCACCCAGGCACCAGAACCCCACACCGGAAGAGAAGCGCTTGAGCGTGAGCGTGTTATTGCGGTGTTTTCTCCCGAACCAGGGGGCCAGATCCAGAAGTACCGGAACATCACGAATGGTCGGCTCCACATGCGACTTCATGAAGTCTTCTGCCGCCGAGTCCGTTGGCTGAAAAAGCAGGCTATTGCGTGATTTATGTTCAATAAAATAGGCTTCCACGCCCAGCAGCATTTTGGTGTAACCCACACGGGCTGATTTAATCAGGTTAACGACGCGTATTCTGTCATTACCCATAGCATTCATTATTGCTACCTGAAACGGCAGCGTTTCCCATTTTCCCGGTGTGTAAGATGATTCTTTTGGAAGATAGTAATATTCATCGGCCCACTGGACGGCTGTAAGCGGAACAGGGATATGCAATGCGATCAGACCATTTGTTATAGCCCTGTTGGCATTACTCGCCTGATGCTCTCCTGAAGTCATCAACCCACTTCTCCACATCCGCTATCGTGGCTGCTTTGTCTGATGCTTTTGCAATTTCCGTTTTTATTGCATCAATGTGTTCAGTGGTTAAATCCGGATACCTGCGTTGCAATGTAAGAGGCAGTCTCGACAATATCCCCACTATTTCCTGAGCAATTCTTTGCAGAATATAAGTAAACAGCTCAATATCCATAACCTCTGATTTACGTTCCGCATTTTTCAGTTCCTGCGCGTCAGCCTGCGCCCTGGTCAGCCGGTAACGTTCGTAATCTATACTTCCGGGGACAAGATCTGACTCTGCCGCAGCCCGCAGATCATCAACCTCTTTGCGAAGTTTTTCGTTTTCGATGGCGGCATCCCGCTCCGTATACCACTCGATAGCTTCTGCTGTGTCAAAAAACGCCTCCACTCCTTTACCACCCCCGGATACCATCGGCAGTCCCTGGCTCTGCCATGTCGTAATGGTTCTGGCATCCCGGCCAAAAATCTCAGCCAACTGCTTTTTGTTCACTTTCAATATGTCCACCTCAAAAAAACAAGCAAAAAATAAACAAAACCAAGAAAGGATCTGAAAACGTGATTTTAGAGCCAAAACCCCTTTTACCAGATCCTTTCTTATTTTTAACAAATAAAGCAAAAACAACCAGTTACAAAGAAGAAGAACGGATCTGGCTTTTCCCTGAAAATTTTCATAAGGAGTGAAATCCTGCGACGCTTCCGCCCCGTAACGGGCCCGTATGCCAGAAAGGACCCGTTAAATGATAATAATTATCAACTACAATAAAGCCCGGTGTGTATCATTTTTGATTATTCCCGCACACTCGCGCAGAAGGCGCTCCCTGTCGGGCTTCGGTCTCTGTTAATACGGGAATACAGCGACAATACGGCACACAGAAATAAATCAGAAGCCCATTGATTACACAAAAACGCGATTAACACCTGTTTACATTTTAGAGATTTACGCAAACCACCAGCCATCAATATATTTTCGAAACAATGAAGGTGATGTGAAACTCAGATGTTTTTATCCCCGCCGGAGGCTCCTTCCCCTGCCGCGGGGATTTTTTTTATCTGTCACACTGAAAGGCACCGCTGGTCAAACCGGCATCCTCAAGAGTCATCCTGAAAGTCACTTTCATGATGTGTACCATTTTTTAGCATCTGGTTACGTTTCTGGCATATACAAAGACTGTCAGCACTCAGTACGATTGAGACGTAAAGTTGTAGTACACGAATACCCCCGGATAAATCATCCGTTTTATGCATTTCTGAAACTCCCCCGCAGGTAAGCTCCTTTTCCCGCCTGCGGGGATTTTTTTTATCTGCACTGTGTCCGGATGTACTCCTGCAAATATTTCAGTTTTTCCTGGTCGCTGATGATTCCGGCGCGGATATCAAGAACGTTTTGTTCAGTAAGCTTCGCCGCCAAACCTTACCTGAAACAACCAAACTAATAAGCGATGATCCTGACTTCTAACCTGCCGTTCGGGCAGTGGGACCAGACGTTCGCCGGGGATGCAGCCCTGACATCGGCGATGCTGGACCGGATCTTACATCACTCACACGTAGTCCAGATAAAAGGAGAGCGCTATCGACTGAAGCAGAAACGAAAGGCCGGGGTTATAGCGGAAGCTAATCCTGAGTAAACAAGGTGGATCAATATTAGACCGTTGGTGGTGACGGTAAGTGGATCACTTTTTACCCGTTGTTGACAGGGCAATATTAAACGCCCACAAAATATATCTGTACTCTTATTCATTGGCATGCACTCTTGATGTAGCTCTGAAGCCCGTCTATTTGCTTACGAGCTTTCTCGATACGCTTTCTGAGGGTGTAATAATTTCGTTCAGCGGTTGGATTAAGTCGGGGGCCGGTTCCATCATCCACGCCGGGGGTGGAGGTGGTTTTACCTGCCGACACTGCGGAACAGGTTGCGTTGACGTACAGGCGACGGCGACCAGCGGCGACATCACGCTCAAGAGCATCAATTTGATTTTGTGCATCAGCTAATTCCTTCGTGTATTTTTCATCGAGGGCGGCAACGTCACGCTGGCGCGTTTGCATATCGCTGATAGTCTCGTTAGCCATCTTCAGGTTGTGAGTAGCGGTATCACGCTGGTCTTTGTACTTCACGGCGTTACCGTGATAGCGACTGGTAGTCCAGCCCAGCGCGGCGGCCAATATAAGCAATGAGACTATTACGCCAGTAGTTATGCGGCTCATGTCACCACCAACGTATCGCGACAATCAGGCGGGCAATGCCGTACAGCACCACCGTCAGCGCCACTGCCCGTATAGCCCATGCCGTAGCACTACTGATTTCTGTTGTTACCGGAGCATCTATTTCAAGGCCGTTTTTCATAGTCAACCTCAACAGAATTCGTTTATACTTCCTCACAGGGAACACACCTCCCTACACATGATTTCTCCCTTGCCTTTATCAAGGTGCAGAAACAGAAAACCCCGACTGTTTGCAGCAATCGGGGTTTTCGCTTTTATATCCTTCGCAAATCAAAAATCGGCAGATTTTGTGTTATCCGACCCTATGGCGCCATGTCATTTTTTAGTGGATTATTCCGCTGACAACCATTTATTGATCAATCCCCCAACACGTCAGCGCTGATTCCTGGTCGCGGCGTATCACCTGACCGTAACACTGATTTTCCCTGTTGTGGCAATCTTTGCCGCCGTCATATACCCAACGGCGGATTTCTGCACACGCTCCCTTACGATCTCCTGCGTTGAGCTTCCGGTAAAACGTGGACGGAAAACATTTACCGGGACCGATGTTATACGGACAGAACGACGCAATACCGGCTTTCTGCGGTTCGGTCAGCGGTATGTGAACATGTTTATTTACCCATGCCAGCGCTTTATCCCGCTCGATGGCGTTGTAATGGTCGCACTGGCTTTGCGTCAGTCGCTGGCCTTTCACAACGGGTTTACCATCGATACGAGTCACGCCACGGCATACTGACCAGACGCCGCCGTTATCACGAACGGCCACCAGCGTATTTCCTTCCCGCTCTTGCAAAAACTGGTCGAGTAGTTGCGGTGCGCTGGCACCGGCGGCAATCAGCGCCAGCATGGCGGCGGAAAGACCGTATTTAACTTTTGTCCTGAGCGCCATTACTGCCCTCCGGCATTTCAGATACCGCCAACATTTTTAACGTGCTGTCATGGTCGTTTTTTTCCAGAATCCTGGCGATTAGCCTGTTACGCTCTTCCATCGCGGCAGCCTGCCTTGCCTGAGCCTGCTCTGATTTCTTTTTGTAATGCTTATTAACCAGAAACGTACCAATACCCAGAACAATACCTATCAGCGCGCCATAGTCGTTTAACGTCCACTGTGCGCATATGCCGCTGATTAATGCCCAGATGTAGGCCAGCCATGTCGTATGTTTATCCATTGTCATAACTTCCCCTGTCCGGGAAATGGACTACCCGGATGTCGGGTAAGTGGAAAAATAAATATCCTCCGGCATAGCCGGAGGATATTTATTCATAAAGAACACAATTAAGAATAATACCGATTTAATTAAAATAACTTGATCTCACAGTTGAAGAATGAATAATAGCGAGCCCTGCCAAGGCAGGGCATAGAAATAACCAACGAGAAGAAATAGGTAGGAACTAATGAAAAACACCGCTCTGGGTAAGTTCATTTTTATCGTCGGCACCGCGTTACTGCTCGGTGGCTGTAGTGGCATGGTCATGCCTCCCTATGCCACCCACGGTACATCGGTCGGAATCATTGCGCCAGCGGGAGGCTATAGCGAGTGGCACACGGATAGCCGCAACCACACCACAGGAGACAGTCACAGCCAGTCACAGGGAAACTGCACCCAAAGTGAAGATAGCCAGCTCAGCGAAAATGGTCTCACACGGACACACCAAAGCAACTGTAACACCCGTAGTCAAACCCACAGCAGTAGCACCAGCAAAACCCGCTCCAGCAGCGTCGGTTTCAGCGTCGGGGGGCCTGTTGGTGCTAGCATAGGGTTGATCAAGCAGATGGAGTCGATGAACCGTGCGCCAGCCAACGATATGAGTAGTAATGAGATGTTCAAGAATTTCGGTTTCTAGCACATAACGCCACCTGGTACCGTTGTGGTGTCTGGCCCGGCGGCTATCTGTAACGACTCACAATCGAAAAAAGTCAGACTCGCAATCAGCGCAAATTTTGGCTCACAATAACTGCAACTGAAATCGGACGTGGACTCACGCTAAGTGAGAGCGAAATCCGACGCTCAGAGCCAAATGAGAAGTTTTTTCCATTGGCAGTAATTGTGAGCCAGCAAAAATAGATTGCGAGTCCATTGAATGGGGATCGTTGTGCATTTTCATAAGCCTCGCCCCCGATAGCTTGGATGGTGCAGCGCGTGCTTAAAGGGCGCAGGCTTCACGGGCTGGATTTATCAACAAAACACGTAGCGGATGATTCCCGTGAGGCCTGAAATATAGAAGACTGACCAAAGGCAGCCTTAAAACGACAAAACCCACCAATTTTGGCGGTTTTTTGATGATTAAGCAGCGTGACGTAGTAACCACTCTTAACAGATTACGATAGTTTTTGCGTACGCGTTAGTATTTTTGTAATATCGAAATCTTCGAGAACACAACAGCAAGAAAGTAAAATGGACTATATATCAAGACTTAGGAATGTTATGAAGTCAGCGGACATTGAGCCCTTCATCAGACATATTCGCTTTCCTTTTTTCAAAAACCTTACAGAAGGATGTAAGGTTGATTTTAACTACCCTATCACAGCTCTTGTGGGCCAGAATGGAACAAATAAAAGCTCCGTTCTTAGGGCTCTTTTTGGCTCACCAAACAACTATTCACTCGGCAGTTTATGGTTCTCAACAGATGTTGATGAAATTAAAGATGAAGGACGTTCTCGCTTTATTTACGGGTATTTTGATGCACCAACAAAATCGATCGTAGAGGTTATCAAAACGCGAATTTCGAAAGAAGACGATCCTGATTATTGGGAGCCATCAAGACCAATAAAATCGGATGACATGGCAGCAATGCCTGAGAAGATACTCTCACCTAATCAGTTGAAAACCAGATGGAAAGCAATTGAAAAAAACGTTATATACTTAGATTTTCGCGCTACTATTAGTGCATTTGATAAATTCTTTTATCATTCTGACTTTCATACGTACCCAAAAAAAGATTATCTCAGAAAGCGCAGCCAGATGCTTAAGGAGATTATTGACAACGACCTCAAAACCTACAAACCACACAAAGGAAAAAAAGACAAGTTATTTATCAATACCTTACTAGAAAAAGATAAAGTTAAAATCATTGGCGATATACTTGGAAGGAAATACAAAAGCATCCGATTACTGGAGCACTCATTATTCACCAATGATAGAGCACCAACAATTATTCTCCAATCTGAAAACTTGAAATATTCAGAGGCGTTTGCCGGAAGCGGAGAATTTGCAGTTTCTATTTTGGTTCATAAACTAATGGACTGTCAAAAAGCCTCATTAATTTTATTAGATGAACCTGAGGTATCACTTCACCCTGCGGCTCAATGTAATCTAATGAATTTCTTAAGTGAGCAAGCATTAAAGAAAAAACATCAAATAGTGATATCCACCCATTCATCATCGATAGTCAAAGACTTACCGAAGGAAGCTATAAAGTTATTTTGCCTTAATGATAAGATTGGTAAAGTGGATGTTCTTCAAAACGTCAGTCCAGAAGAGTCTTTCTTCATACTTGGCGAACGTATCGAGAAGAAAACAATTATTGTTGAAGACCGTTTAGCTAAAAAATTCGTTGAGAAGGCTTTAAAAATTGGTGGTATGGGACTTTTAAACTCCTTTGATGTGAAATATTGCCCTGGTGGTGCCGGAAGCATTTATCAAAATATTGCCGTACCATTGTGTATTGCTAATGTTAAAAATGTAATGTTTTTATTAGATGGAGATCAATGCCAGACAAATGATTTCCCAAGGTCGAATTCAATTCCTGAGAATGAAAATCCGAACTTGCAGGAAATTATCAAAAAAACCATTAATCAAGATATAAAGTTTCACTGTGACGGTTCCAATGGGGCAGCCAATATTAAGCAGAAAAGCAAGATGCAAAGAGATTTTATTGATTTCATTCATGATAAAATCGCCTTTCTGCCCGTTCTGACACCAGAAAAATTTCTTATTGAAAATACACATGGTGATTATAAAAACTACAGAGACTCCATCTCTAAGGAAATTACTGACTCCAAGCAAATCACCATGGAGATTTGCAAACTCGACACAGGAGAAGAGGATATAACTGGAGATAGCATATTCGAAACTCAAATCAGAATATTAAATAAAATACCTAACGATCATATAGCTTTTACAAAAACACGAGAGATGCTGCAAATTTTCTTAGATAATGATACTATCAGGCCATGAGTGAGGTATTAAATGACTAAGAAGATACATGTTTATGATTTTTTCTCCGGATGCGGCGGTACTAGTGCTGGCTTGAAATCAGTTGGCATGGATATTGTTTTTGGATTGGATATTGATTTTGACTCGTCCAATACTTTCAAGAAAAACAACCCATTAGCACATTTCATCCAAGGTGACATCAAGCATACCAATGTTGAATCAATTGAACATTTGGTTACTCAGTCACAAAAAAACAATGCTTACACGCTTTTTTGTGGCTGCGCCCCATGCCAACCCTTCTCTAAGCAAAATAAGGCGCGAAATGAAAATGACCCACGAAAAGACCTTTTAAGTGAATTTACTCGGTTCGTTTCGTACTATGCCCCTGACTTCGTTCTTATCGAAAATGTTCCTGGCATACAGAACGTTGATATTAATAATGGCAATTTTCAGAATTTTTTAGAATGTCTCAAAAGACTGGATTATAAATTCGATTATGGTGTAATTCCTGCCTTATGGTTTGGTGTGCCACAGACACGTGAGCGCTTTGTTTTATTGGCATCAAAACATACTGCTATATCTTTGCCTACAAAAACCCATGATGGTATAAAAATTCCATTCGCAACTGTAAGGGACTGGATAGGTTCTCTTCCGCCCATTGCCGCCGGTGAGAGTCATAAACTGGTAGTTGATCATACTGCCGCCAAGTTATCCGCTATCAACATAAAACGTATACAGGCTACTCCTGAAGGCAAAGGACGTGAATCTTGGCCCGAGGATTTGATATTAGATTGCCATAGAAAATATTCAGGTCACACCGATGTTTATGGCCGTTTGTCGTGGGATAAACCAGCTAGTGGTTTAACCACACGCTGCATCAGCTATTCTAACGGCCGATTTGGCCATCCTGAACAAGACCGAGCTCTATCTCTTCGCGAAGCTGCTTTGCTTCAAACATTCCCTTTTGATTATATCTTCACTGGGTCTATGGTTTCCAAAGCTAAACAAATCGGAAATGCAGTGCCTCCCAAAATGGCGGAAGCACTAGGAAGAGCTATCATTTCTTCTTGTTAAACGTAGCCCTATTGGGCTTCGTTTAACATCGCCAACACCCCTGAAATAAAACCCATTGCGTCTTGCAATCGCTTTCGTATCATACCATCTGAACATTTGCGTTTTTTAGCAATAGCGCGAAGCGAAATGCCGATAATAAAGTGAGCAATTAATAGCTCATATTCTTCTGGTTTATACTTCCGCAGGCGGGCAACACATCCGTCGATCATAATACCATCATCATCATTGCACTGTAGACGGCATTTCTTACCATGAGGCAACAGGCCTTTAAATCCTGCGGCGATCGGCTGCCAATCTACCCCACTGTTGTCCGCAGCTGCCCAAGCACCCCAGCGGTCCATTATTTCATACATATCATGCATCATTAACTCCAGTTTCTTTAATAATTATCCGCCCTAACTCGCCCCAAATTTTTTTACCCGCCACCCCAGACACGACTGCCGTCATCAAAGATGGCATAGAGTAATGCCTTTTCGAGATCGTCTTTGTCTGGCTTCTGTTGATGGGCCTGGCCAACGTGTTGCGCGCGCTTTTTCTGGCTCCAGACATTGGCATGGGGACAACGAAAGTTACGTGATATCCGGATTCTGACAGACGGCTCCCGTGCAGGCGGACTTCATGCTTGAATGCCCAGTACGCTGCTGGTCGTTTATGCCATCGGTCGCGTTGAGTCATTCGGGGTTTGCCAATCGGCGTAATTTCATAAATTTTCATGCGGGCACCACCAGCCCGCGGCGGGCAACTTCAATCACTGTCAGTACGATTGCCCTGTTCATCAGACACCGGCGCTCTTCCCTGCTCAGGTGACTGCCGTTATCGATTTCATGATGGCATTCCTGACAAATAGCCGCCGTGGCGCAGTCATCCGTTTTCATTCCCATGCCTTTGCCTTCATTCATGTGCGCGACCTGCGTTCCCCACCGACCACACAGCACGCACTGCTCAATCTGCCCGACGGCTGCCAGCCATTTTTTACTGCGGTAAGTTTTCATTTCAGATAAGAGCACGCACGCCTCCGTACTGGCACATGCCCGAACTCCGGTAACAGGGCGCTTACCGTCCAGTGAATACAGTCATGATTCAGGCTGCGCTCCGTCTTTACCCCCCTGCGCCGGTACTGCTTCACCAGCTCATCCGCCTCTTCAGTGGTACACGCCGGATGCTGAAACCATGTCATTTTCATGCGAACTCCAGCAGATGCGCGGCCACGTTTTCAACTTCTTCCGGAGAGGAAAATTTACGAAACAGAATCCAGTTCCACAGGACGTTCAGCACAGCCTTATAGACCTGTTGAAACTCGGTTTCGTCCATACTGGCGAACGCTATGGATTTCGCCCGGCGCCCGCGGCTGCCATCCGGATAAAAATGCTCGGTATAAAACCCGGCCTGAACGGTTACCCATTCCCGGAAGGCATCGAAAGATTTAAGAAGGGCGACGTCCCCGGTTCGCAGGGTAGCTACGTTATGGAGGTACTGTTCCGCCGCCTCGTTAAGGGCCGGGGTATATTCCTGGCCTGCGGAGTCGCAAAGAAAATTAACGAATCCGGAGATAAGTTTCTGTTCCCGCGATGTGACCGTGCCGCCAGTTGGCGTCCAGTAGTCGAAACCAAGCTGAAGGAGTTTAAAAAAGCGTTTATGAAAGGCGTAGTTGCGGACACGCTTAAAATCGGCGTGTATCCACTCACCGATTTTTACTGAGCGCAGGAAATCCCCACTCTCCGGCGTCGCCGGGAGCAGAAGCCCTGATGAGGTTTGCTTGACCAGTTGTAAATGCACCACTACTTCTCCCGTAATGGTGCAACAGGAGTCAGTTGTTCAGGCTGACGCTACTATTATAAGCTACCGACTCTTTTTACTGAAGTAATCCTGACACTGATGGTGAGATTCGCGGGTTATCAATAATGATTCGGGCGGCAGCGGAGTAACAACGAATGTCCCATCCTTATTGGTTACAACTTCATAACGTCCGGTAATACGAATGACGGTAAGTAATTCCTGCTCGTTCATGGTGAAATGTCCTGTTCGGGCTTGTCCTTCCCCTGGCGGGGGCCGTCCTTTTTATCCCTGCGCGCGCTTATAGTAAAAAGCCTAATTATTCACCTGTCTAATAGAAAAACCACCATCGTATTGAGCTGTTCACTGCTTCATTATTAAAACAAAAACCCGCCGAAGCGGGTTAGTAAAAATGTACTGAAGTCAATGACGTGCCATCACAGTTAAAATATGACAGACTCTATTCACATAGAGATAGAGATGTCAGACTGCAAGATCCAAGGGAAGATCAGAAATATCCTTTAATCTTTTACCATTAACCATCACGGAAAGCATGTCAGCTGCATCGCTGAGCCCCAGTATTTCAACTGCTGATATAAGTTCATAAAGCGCAAAATGATACACGCAATCTATATCACCAGTACCAAGAGCAATGGACGCCAGACGACTTGGAGTAGGCTCAGCAGTAACAACCATTACATGAGGGAGATTTCCCTTGCGGTTGCGAATAAGGTTTAACGCCTCAGAACGAGCATTCTGGGCCCGGTCGCTTCTTATTGTCCATTTGCAGGAAATACTTGCGTGTAATATCGGTTTCCCACCATTCGAACTCCTGAGAGCTGACATGCGGGTAACAGAGTCATCCACCAGTAATTCAGGACTGTTGATAGCTTGATCGCATTCAGGTTCTCTTTCGACAACAATATCTGGTGAAATCGTATAATCACTCCCCAGTGCAGCAGCTAGCTGAGGGTTACTTTTTGCAACACTATCCAATGCTATAAGATGGGCATATTGTTCATATTTAGCGATCTCTAATCTGTTTCTACCAGAAACCTGATGTACATTCCATTTCCCAGGGCGTAAGTGGCTGAGTTTAAAAAAGGTTTTTTTTATAAACTCTGCGCAGATACTCTCGAACTGATTACCAGATGTTTGCCCTGCAACACGTTCACCAATCGTTTCAGCCTGCAAGAAGCGGGCAATTTCTCTTGCTATAGCTTTACTGTTTTTGTTACTGCTATCTGCATTACTAACAACTCCGGCAGTATTAATTGTGAGTGTATTCAGTAACAATTGGGCATGGAACTCTTTTCTGGCTTCAGCAAAACCAACTATGCTATCAACCAAATCTCCATTCATTTCTGGATTTCCTTCAGGCTGCTTTACTATTCTTAGTGATTTTATTCTTATACCGTCCCTGCAAAACTCCATACACATATTGTGCGATTTTTGCCGCAAATAGCGGTGGAACAGCATTCCCGATCTGCTTCGCAATCTCAGTTTTTGAACCGGTAAAAATGAAATTATCCGGAAAAGACATTAATCTCGCTGCCTCACGATGAGTTATTGGCCGATCCTCTTCCGGATGTAAATACCGCCCTTTCTCCGGTTTGAAAAACTCAGTACGAATCGTTACTGAAGGTCTGTCCCACCACAGACGCCCAAACAAATCAGTCCCTCCAGATTTCTTTTTTAGCCAGCACGCCGGGGTTATATCAGGTCTTTTTTTCTGTAAATCGAAACGGTTACCTCCTGGTGGAACCGCTTTATATCGCTCCAGAGAAACAGGTGTGGGATTACGCCCAAAATGTAAGTTCAGCGGAGGAAGTTCATTACGAATATCAGTTCCAACAGGAGCAGGTAAGTCACCAATTGCATCACGCGTACAGACCCATTCTGGCAAAGCGACATCCTTATCAGGGGAGCGATGCGTTGGTTCTGGCGGGAACACCGGAATACTATGCACATCGAAGAGTTCTCGTTTGATACCGATTGCTATCGTTCGTTTTCTTGTCTGAGGTACTCCATAGTCAGCAGTATTCAACACCATTGGATTAAGCAGAATAAAGCCCATGGATTCCGCTCTAAACGTAATGTCCGCAAACTCATCACTTATCAGCAATCCGGGGACATTTTCCATGACAAACATGCAAGCCCTTGAACGCTCAATGACATCCATATAAGGCTCCCACAATGCTCTTCGGTGATCACCATCACGATTCTTATTCAATAAACTGAATCCCTGACACGGGGGGCCACCTATGACCACATCAGCCTCAGGAACAGTATTACTGGATGTCCACTCCTCAATATTTGCCTGAACTCCATGCAAACCAAAATTGGCATTGTAAGTATTTATAGCTGCGGCATTATTATCAATAGCAAGGATGCTTTCAAAGTGGTCGGACATCTCTCCATGAAGAAAACCATAAGATAATCCACCAGCCCCACAAAAGAGGTCTATCACTCTGAATTTATTTAATTCTTTCATCCGCGCACCATAAAAAAGGGTATTACAGGTATCAATTTACCATAAATTACTAACGCAGCAAAAATTACCAAACACATTACAGTTTAGTGCGCTCCATCACCCGGCCTATGCAGAGTAACAATCTTATGACTCTACGGATTTATCCTGGACTTTAAACCCCAAATTTTCCGCTATGATTTCCGCCCGTAGCACATCCGCTGTAAATCCACTGACAGTCGTTGTCACGATAAAAAAACCCTCACTCACGACCCGCAGCTCCGGTACACGCAGCAGAATTTCATCCACCAGCCGGACATGTTTTCGCCACCAAAGAAAACCGCTGGTGATAATCAGCCGGGATTTTTCGCCGCCGTCCTGGTACTCGATTTTCATGCTGATTTAACCTCCCGGTAATTCCCCCGATAGAACGCCAGCACCCGTTGCATCGTCACGCTGTTCCGGCACTCCGTACAGATAACGTTTCTGGTCCGGTCGTAGGAACTCACCACACCTTCCGGTGTTTTCAGAAAGCGGGCAATCCTGGCATCTTCACGTTTCTGCTTCCAGCGCCGGAAAGCCTGCTCCGAAGGGAAAATACCGCTTCTCCCGGCCTGATACAGTTCTCCGCAACTTTCCGCCTTTTCCAGATAGTGACGGGTCGTAAAAATGGTTAGCCCCGTCATCCTCCGCAGCTCGCCAAACGTCATCCGACCGTGTGTTCGTACCAGTTCCGTCAGGCGCTTCTGTATTTCAGCTTTCTGCTCCGGTGTGTAATTTTTACCCATCATTCCCCCTGTTGAGAAAGCCGCGCCAGCAACCTGCGGCTACCGGGTTTATTCAGTTCCCGCAACGCAGCACAAACACGTTCCCACTTCTGGACATGACTTTTCGCCCGGCGCAGTTCGCGGTTTGCCACATGCAACGATGACAAAATCAGGTCGTTCGCTCGCGTTTCAGCGAACGATGGCAGCGACTGCACAATGTCCGCAACAGTCGCTGTTTTAATTTCTTCCTGTGTTGTCGCTTCCTGTACTGGTAACACAACATCTGCTGGCTGAGGAAAGGCTTTACCATGAGTTTTCGCTACCGATGCAACTTTCGGCTCTGCTGGTAAATTATCGTCCGGTATGCAGTAACGAAATTTACCGTTCTGATTTACGCGAATCAGACGACCTTTGCTGATTGCCATTGCCAGCGTTGAAGACACTTTGCGTGATGTGGTACCGAACAACGTAGCCAGCTCATCAGCCGTTTGTGGTCCTCGTTGTTCAATCGTCGCAGTTAAATCGCACTCCGAAATTTTCGTCACTGGAGGCACGGTTGTTTCTTCTGGTTGCTCTGTATGCACCAGCTGAGCGTTGTTATCAGTCACATACCAGGTGTATGCGCTTTTATCAACGAAACCAGCCTTTTTCAGTTCCCACAGCTCGCTCAGCACTTCTTCTCGACTGATATCAAGTCGCGCAGCCAGTTCTATGGACGTGGCTTTTCCCATTGCTTTCAGGGCATCAAGTACCGTTTCCATAAAAATTCCCTCTAAAAATTTTTCACTTCACAACCCGGAGATGGCGCACATTCGGACGCCAGCTCCCCCAGTCAAAATTCACCCATCGCCCGCCGTTCATGGTCATGCGGTCCATCACGCGCTGACCTGCCAGCTTCGACAGTGCGTCATGGTTCAGGTTTGTCAGCATTCCGACACTACGCAGAGAGGCCGTCCGGCGATCGACAATCTGGTGCAGCGTCACCTGCTCGTTCCTGGTCTCTCGTTGCACGCCAACCTCGTCGAGGATGAGCAGATCCACGCCGCACAGTTCCTGGAGAAATTTTTCGCCCGATTTACCATCGTCGTAGCTGGCGTGAAGCGCACTCATCACGTCGGCAACGGTGATAACAATCACGCTACGCCCGGCGGCCATCAGGCGATTACCAATGGCGGCGGCCAGATGATTTTTCCCCGTTCCCGGATTCCCGCTGAACACGAAGTTCGTGCAGCCGCTGTCCAGTTCGGCGGCGATGGATTTTGCCTGGCTGAGCGCATGGCGCTGGCCGTCGTTCTGTATCCGGTAATTTGCGAACGAGCATCCGCTATGCAGCCGTTGAATCCCGGCCCGACCGAAGATTTTTTCTGCCCTCGCCTGACGATTCTGACGATCAATTTCTTCGCAACTCCTGCGCCCTTCGGCGAGTTGCCATTCCCGCCACTCCTCCGGCGTCCGGAACGGTGCTGCGCGTTCGGCAGACTGTGGCGCCAGTTTCCTGATTCTGGCCAGAATCCCGCTATCTGCGATATTTTTCATGGTCTGTCACCCCCTGAAACCTGGTGGAATTACGTTGTCCGGCGGCTGTAAGTCCTGAATCCTCGGAGGACTGTCGCGACCACGGTTGCCTCCACGGTCCTGGTCTTTCGCCAGCCAGCCGGTGATAAATTTTTTGATGCCACGCGCGGTTTTTAGTCGCCGTCGATCGCTCAGCAACCATCCCCGCTGGTTACGCAGCGCCTGCCGGACGTCAACCGCCGGATACAGAGACTCAAACTCGGAAACCAGTGATTCGCTCACCGTGAACTCAGAACCGTCGTTCAGCGGCAGCCGGATAAACTCAGGGTCATCGGGACGGGGCATTTCAGGCACACCAGCGCTCAGAGGCCGACGCTCAGGTCCGGCATGGGCTGGTCGGGTACCGACATGCAAATTCAAACCGCATGATCCCCGGTTTTCGTCCGGCTGCGTGGGGCTGATTTTTTCAGCACCGCGCAAAAGGTTTTGATCTTTTAGATCTGTATCTTTATCTGGATCTGTATCTTTATTAGTTGCCTGTGTGTTGACGTCATGTTCAAACACAGAACCAACACCTGTTGAACATGTGTTGCTTTCGCTGGCAGATTGTGTTTCCTTCCTGCTCCTTCGGGACTGAACAGATGCTTTTCCTGCCGCTGACCTTTTTGCCAGGGTTTCCCTGACGGCTGCCAGGTCATCTTCGATTCGCTTGTGAACCCATTCAGTGCCGTTATCAGTGAAAAATTCTTTCAACGACTCTTCTACGGCTCCCCAGCGTTCACTGCTGACCCGTGCAATTTTTGCCAGCCTGTTTTTCGGTATAGCCCTTCCGGTCTGCCAGTAATTGAACATCAGCAATAAGTAAGCGCCATGCTCCTCGGTAGACAGATGCATGGTGTCTGCCAGATAATCAGCGATATAAAGCTGCATGTATGGAAGTGCTGCCATAACGCCTCGCTACGCTCTTTTACGGGCGATCTGAAAAAAATAAAAAATTACTCACTGGTCATGTCTCTGGTACTGCTGGCGATAACCGCTACGTAACGCCTGTAACGCATATATGGCCTCGTCACACTCCCGCTCAAAATCCGCCAGCGGCGCGCCAAGAAGTACCGCGCTTGCCACTGCGGTTTTTTTAAAAGCTGTGAAAGCAGGTATTCAATGCTCTGCCCTGCCGTTATTCGTTTATGCAGTTCCGGCGCACTTTTGCGGATCGCCTCCAGAATAGCGGGGATCAGCGCAGAGAATTTCTCGCAGTGTTCCGCCGTTTCCCGTTTCCGCCAGCGCTGAAAAATGTTTATCCGGTTACGGCGCCATGCGTCGTAATCCACCGTTCCGTCATCGCGTTCAATGCGGTGAACCGCTATTTCCGGTCGCGCCGGCTGCTCCAGGAATGCGCGGGTGATCAGTTGCGTGGCGGTTTCCTGAGTTATCTGTAGATATGCCAGCCATGACGATAGCGCCTGACTGGCTGTTTCTGGGGTGATCATGGTTGTTCACCTCCGCCTTCGCTTGCAGTGATAGCATCCTCTGGAATCCCACTCGTCGGGGTTGGATGTAAATCAGGGCGTAACTCATGAGGCGTGACGCCTGTTAGCTGGTAAATCTGGATCAATCTCTCTGGAGGGACCCGCCCATGATACTGATGAACCCATTTATTTAACGATGAGGGTCGCATGTTCAACGCCAATGCAAGGCGGCGCTGGTTGCCCATTCGTTGAATTGCTTTGTCTAAACCAGTCATTGAATTCTCCATATTAGCTTTCATGCATCATTGTTAGCTTACAACTAACATTTGTCAACAACATCATAAATTGTTTTGATTAGCCGTTGGCTTATACTTCCGTTATGGATATGAGAAAAAAACAATACAACACCCCACTAGCTGCAAGGCTTGAAGAAGTCGCCGAACGCAATCACCTATCTAATTCGGATATGGCAAGGATCGCAGGCGTAAGTAGGTCTTCAGTTAATGCGTGGTACAAGAGGGGCACGATCAGCAAGGATTCAGCAGCTAAAATTGCATCTGCTACAAACGTTTCCCTTGCATGGTTGCTTACAGGAACCGAAGAAAAAAACACACTTGGGTTGGACGAAGATGAACTAGCACTTCTGGAAACATATCGCGCAATGCCGCCAATTGAGCAGCGCAACATGCTTGCTGCGTTCCAAATGAGATTGCAGCAACTGAAAGAGTTTTACGCAAATTACGCAGACCCAACCACAAGAAAAAAATAAATAACAAACAAAATCAATTAAATACCGCAAATGAGCGGTATTTTTTTTGTATTAATGATAGCCAATGGTTGACATATATTCGTCAATGACAAATACTTTGTAGCATCAAAGCACAGGGTGCAACAGGTAAACGTTCCGCCGCCGGGCGTTAAGCGGATGAGGGAAAAATGAAATCAATCGACTTAGGCAACAATGAATCTGTGGTTTATGGCGTATTTCCCAACAATGACGGTACGTTCACCGCGATGACATATACCAAAAGCAAAACGTTTAAATCCGAAGCTGGCGCGCGTCGCTGGTTAGCCAGAAACACTGACGATGAGGCTGATGATGGAATTTAAAGATTTACACCCAGCAATCCGGGAAATGGCAGCGAATATAGTTCGTTCTCAACTGGCGGCTCTTGACCTGAGTACCGTAGAAAAAGAAACCATCGATACTATATCCGGTAACGTGCGCCGAGCCTTTATCGGGCTGTACGAAGAGAAGCAGCTCTCTGATAACCAGAATTTACATGAAAAATACTTCCTGGAATTAATGGACATCATTGATAAGGGATTTGGCTTGTTAATGAAAAAGAAAGGGATTCGAATAGAACCCCTTGAAAATTACTTTGCAGCAAGAAGCATTAATTCTTTTGATTCAAAACAAGAGAATTAATTACAGATTTAACATGCTCTTTCTCATGATTGAAGCTCTCATGATTGAAAGTGCCGGGTTGAAGTGAGTCGATATAATCAACAAGACTCTGTCGTACGACTTCATTTTTATCCATAACAGATGCAAGAAATGAAATTGCTAAAAGAGTTATATCACTACGCGCCGCAGCATGCTGCAATGCTTTATCAAAATTATTAATCTGGCGTATCAGGGAGTTAATGATTTCATCATTTTCAGTCGACATTTCACCCTCCATAGGGTTGGTGATTAAGGAGTTCTCCACGGGTGAGGTGGAGTGCGTGCGCCGGACACGGGTGAGCATCCGGCATGCTCTTTAATAATCTGGATATCCACAACAGTAATAACCTACGGATTGCCGCTCAATGCTCTCCCAATCTCTTCTACAGATGGGCGCGGTATATAGGCATCATTGCGTTCAAATTTAAAGCGTGAATCACATTTCAGACATTTAGATATATGGAATTCATCATGCACACCAAGTTCAACAGGTTGAAGTATTGCTATTACACCATGCTGATAGCAGTTGGGACAGGCATAGTGAAAACATGTGTTTTCTTCGTCGAGGCTGTTCCTGAAAGCATAAACAAAATGCCCGAAACCAGTTTTGTGTATCGTATAGCATTTAAGTTTTCGATTAAGCTCGTCATTTTCATGACATTTTTGCTTAAGCAAGAATATCTCCTCATACTGAAGCGCGAGCGTTTTCGCTAGTTCTGCGTTCTGTATTTGTAATTCTGTCAGTTGGCGACGCATTTCACAGACTGCATTTTCACGTTCAGACTGGCTTTTTGCATCAAGTATTACCTGTAATAAATCAATCGAGGCTTTAATTGCCGTTATTGATGAAACTATTCCAGATAGCATTCTTAACTCTCTTTGTTGTTGGGGTATCCGGATTATACAACGTTCTTGTTGTTGGGGAATAACAGGAACCACCTCGCCTGACGTGGTTAAAAGCAGGCACACAACGCGAAAGCACACTACGCAGAACGTCAATTAATACGCTGTCGTTAAATCCACCGTGATAGTGCGCTTCCGGTTGTGGTAATCCGCGAAATGGCGCGGCGGTAAGTATGGCGGGGGTTCTCCATCCCCCACTAAGGACACCGGGGTGTCAGGTTGACCATACGCTTAAGTGACACCCCCGCCACGACAATTTATTGCTGTGTGTAGTCTTTGGCGGCGTCGGTTTTATTGCTGGCTGATGTCCGCCCTTTTAAAGTGAATTTTGTGATGCGGTGAATGCGGCTATGCGCACGCGGAACAGTTAAAAAAACTCCGTATCAGTTTGGGTCGATTGGTATTCCGGCGGTAATGGTTAACTGGTTATCGTCACCTGGAGGCACCAGGCACCGCACCAACAAAATTCGCTTATAAACAGGCAAAGAGGATAAAACGATGATACCTGTCATTACACCTCGTTCCGACTGGATGCGCAGTCCGGCTAAACAGCAGACTGCAATAAACAGAAAACCGGGCTTGATTCGTAAAATTTATACTCTACTTACCCAGAAAGGAGACCCGACATTAATTAACTGCGCATATTGTCAGAAAGCAATACCGGAAGAGACCGCATACGAATATGAACTGATATATATGCACGGAACGCTTATTTCACGTAAAAAACGAAAGTATTGCAGTAAACGCTGTGCCAGCCATGACCAGATGGCACATGAACTTTAATTAACTGACTAGTCGATACTGAATTTATGCCAGCAATGGCAGGGATTCGCTCAACCTGAAAAGAGGATTATATGGAAATCAAAGCAATTAACGTCAGACTTAGCACTATTAATACTACCTACCCCGCTGTAGCTGAAATTTATATTAACGATGAACTGGTCGGTTATATCTGTGAAAACAGGGAAGATAACCGTGATGAAGAACCTCAGTCAATTATTCTTTCTGACGGCAAACATTTCGGTGACTTTTGCTGTGTGGAACATGCAGTAAAAGCAGTAACCCGACACCACTGCGGAGATAACGGACTTTATATGAGTGCTGATGCTGGTCTGAAAACAGGACTGCTGGCAGCGATAATTTTAGCACTGGCCGGACAGAATAACGCTGAACAACAGAACTCGCTAAAAGAGAAAATCCTGCACTGAGCAGGATTTCCCCCCCGGCTTTACATCCCGGCGATGCTGAGGCGGGCGACCAGACCCACCACCAGAGACATGACCAGTGAGCACCCGGAGAGGATTTTCACTGGCAAAACGATTTTAATCTTAACTGAGGTTAAAAAACAATGAGTGAAAATAAAGAAGATTTTGCGCTGCACTGCCTTGTTAAAAATGAAGAGGCCAGAAAGCGGCTTGGAATAAAAGCAGGCTTCTTCTGGATCACAGCAAAAAAATTATCCGTAGCCGTTTCCCGCTGCATTGCTGCTATGGACGATAAGGGTTATGACGAGGACGACTTTAAAAAACCCGTTCGGGTAAATCTACCCGTCGTTAACGATCTGCCCCCTGAAGGCGTGTTTGATACTGAATTCTGCAACCGTTACGAAAAAGGCGGTGAAGACGGCAAAACCATGATGCTTATCCCCGGCGCAGCTTCTGGCGGCACTGACACCGAAAAGGACAGTAATAACGACGAATGTCAGGACTGTGAGGTGTCCGTCGCCACGCTGCCGCTGCCACAACGCTTTCTGCATATTTTTACTTACGCTGCCGCAGACAAAAAATATTTGCATCACGCCACCCGCGCACAACGCAGACATATTACCGTTCTGGAAATGGAGCAGGAAAACAGCTACATCCAGAATCTGCTGATGGGTATTCGCGACATTGCCAGGCTTGAGAAACAGGATAATGCGGACATGCTCCGCCTGACAGATGCAATTAAGACGGTTTTTTCTGTCACAAAAAACCATCATCCCCGGGAGTTTAAGAATTTCATTTCAGCCTGGCTGGATACTGAACACATCGATCGCGGCCTGCTGGTTAAGGAATGGGTTAAAGGAAATCGCGTTTCACACATCACTCGCACCGCATCCGGTGCTAATGCTGGCGGCGGGAACCTTACCGATCGTGGCGAAGGTTTCGTCCACGATCAGGCTTCGCTGGAGCGCGATGTCGCTATGGGCGTACTGGCCCGCGCGATGGATGTGGATATCTACAACCCCCATCCGGCACATGAAAAACGCATTGACGAAATTATCGCTGAGAATAAACCTCCCTTTTCCGTTTTCCGCGACAAATTCATCGCCATGCCCGGCGAGCGGGATTATTCCCGCGCCATTGTGGTTGCGTCCGTGAAAGAAGCACCAATTGGTATCGAGGTCATCCCCGCACACGTCACCGAATATCTGAACAAGGTGCTGACCGAAACCGACCACGCCAACCCCGATCCGCTTATCGTTGATATCGCCTGTGGCCGTACATCTCAACCCATGCCAGTGAAAGGGAGTGCAAATGATGATGAAGAAGAACCGCAATCAGCGGGCGCACTGGCAGATGAACCAGCAACGCCTGAAGCAGTGGAACAGGACACAACTGAACATCATCCGGACCCGCAGCCGCTGGAGAATGAGCCACCTGTAAGCCGGACAGAAGCAGGCTACCAGAAAATACGGGCAGAACTGCACGAAGCACGTAAAAACATTCCACCCAAAAACCCGGTTGATGTTGGTAAACAACTGGCAGCCGCGCGCGGTGAATATGTCGAAGGCATCAGCGACCCGAACGATCCGAAGTGGGTTCATAACGATTACAGCGCCTCAAATGAGGGCGAAAAAACGGAAGTGGCTACTGACAACTCAGTTAGCGCGGCTGATACCGCTGATTACGTTGACCATTCAGAGGACTTTTCGAACCAGCACGAGCCAGAAACCTGCCATTCTGAGCCAGCAGCAGACCAGAACGAACCAGAAATGCCACAAACTGAGCCGGAACCGCAATACACCTGGCCGGAATACTTCGAACCAGGCCGTTATGAAGGCGTGCCGAACGATATTTATCATGCGGCCAACGGTATCAGCTCCACAATGGTAAAAGATGCACGGGTAAGTCTGATGTATTACGAAGGTCGTCATGTATCTAAAACCATCAAAAAAGAACGTTCAAAAGTTCTGGATATGGGAAATCTGGTACATGTACTGGCGTTACAGCCTGAAATTCTGGATGCAGAGTTCAGTATTGAGCCTGAAATCCCGGAAGGCGCCCTCACGACGACAGCGACGATCCGGGCAGTTATTGATGAATATAACGCCAGCCTGACGCCACAGTTAAGCGCTGACGAGATCAAAACTTTGCTGGAGGAATATAACTCCAGTCTGCCCGCACCGGTTCCTTTAGGCGGCGACAAAGATGCAATTGGCATTGCGTACCTGGAGTTACCTGACGATTTCAAACGAATCATTGGTGACGATAAAAACTTTACCGTCTCTACAATGAAAGCCTGCATAAAGGAATACAACGCTACCCTACCGCCACAGGTGAAAACCAGTGGCAACCGCGACGCGCTCCTTGAGCAACTGGCAATCATCAATCCTGATCTCGTTGCGCAGGAAGCACAGAAGCCCCAACCGCTGAAAGTATCCGGTGCCAAAGCGGATCTTATTCAGGCAGTGAAATCCGTCAAGCCGGATGCGGTATTCGCCGACGAGCTGCTTGACGCATGGCGTGAAAACCCGGGCAATAAAATCCTGGTTACCCGCCAGCAGTACGAGACTGCGCTGGCTATCCAGTCTGCTCTCTACGCTCATCCGGAAGCCGGAAAATTACTACAGAACCCCACACGTGCCGTCGAAGTCAGCTACTTCGGCATCGATGACGATACAGGGCTGGACATCCGTGTTCGCCCGGATGTTGAACTCGAGTACGAAGGTCTGCGCATTGGCTTCGACCTGAAAACAATCAGCATGTGGGATGTGAAAGAAGACTCCCTGAAATCACGGCTTCACCGCGAAATAACCATGCGCGATTACCACCTCAGCGCCGGTATGTACTGCAACGTAGCCGACCTGGACAAATTCGCCTGGATCTTCGTGAACAAAGACGAAGGCTATCACTGGGTGGCCGTTGTGTGGGCGTCTGATTCACTGCTGGAACTCGGGAAGCTTGAGTATCGCCGGACCATCCGCGCTATCGCCAACGCAATGGATACAGGCGAATGGCCTGCGCCAGTCACCGCAGACTACACCGACGAACTGAACGATTACGACCTGCGCCGCCTCGAAGCGCTTCGTGAAATGGCATAAGGGGAAACATAAATGTCCACTTCAATAGCTACAACTGATAACCAGACACAGAAAATAGACAATGTTTCTATCCTGACAAATGGTGAACTGTTTAACCGCCTGCGTACGCTTTCAGAGGTCATGGCTAACAGCGGTAATTTTGTCCCTGCTCACTTTCGCGGTAAACCAGACTCCTGCATGGCTGTCGTGATGCAGGCTGCGCGCTGGGGCATGGACCCGTTCGCTGTCGCACAGAAAACCTTTATCGTGGGAGATTCCGGTGTCCTGGGTTATGAGGCTCAACTGGTTAACGCCGTTGTTAACAGCATGGCCCCTACTAAAGATCGCATTCACTTCGAATGGTTTGGTACATGGGAAAACATTGTTGGGCGTTTCGTGGAGAAAACCAGCACCAAAGGAAATAAATATATTGTTCCTGGCTGGAGCCTGGCCGATGAAAAAGGAGTTGGCGTACGCGCATATGCCACGTTGAAAGGTGAAAGTGAACCACGGGAGCTTATTCTGATGCTCTCTCAGGCTCAGGTACGAAATTCAACACTATGGGCATCAGATCCACGTCAGCAACTGGCCTACCTTGCAGTAAAACGCTGGGCCCGCCTGTACTGTCCTGACGTTATTCTCGGTGTGTACACCGCTGATGAGATTGAAGAACGGGAAGAAAAGATTATCAACCCCGTTCAGAGTGCTCAAAACATAACCATGCAGGATATCACTGCTGACACCCCGCAGACCTCCAGTACTCAGATAGCGGGAGCAGACACAGATGCTGTGGCTGATGAATTCCGTACTCGTATCAATTCTGCTGAAACGCTGGAAGATGCAACCGCAGTCGGAAACGATATCAATTCGGCGAAACCGACGTTAGGCACAGCACTTTTTACTGAGTTGAAAAATAAGGCCACACGCCGCTATCACCTGGTTAAACATCGCAATCTGGTTGAGACAGCCATTAATGCTATTCCGCGTCCAGGAGAACCAGAATCCGTGGCGGGTTTTGAAGCAGCCGAAAAGGTACTCACTGCGGCAAAACGGCATATTGGCGACGAATTGTACGACAAGTACCGCATCAATCTTAACGATATGAAGCCGGAATACATAACCGCATAACGGAGGCTGGCGGTCGCTGACCGCCTGAAATGACATGAGCAATCCATTTTTTATCAAATGCCTCAAAGATACAGAAGGCTGGTGGACTGAAAGCGAGATTTACGAAGCTCGCAGGGTTGCCGGTGGTTTTGTGCAGTTTGGTGATGATAACCAACCAAACGGTGAGGACTGGAGCGCTTCTCCGATTCAGTACCGGGAGGATGGTTCGATCCTGTATCAGGTCGGTGGGCTGGATGGTGAAGTCATTTTTGAGGAGGCAGGACAATGAGCTTTGCTATCAAACATCCGGCGATCCGTTATCACGGCGGTAAATTCCGGCTGGCATCCTGGATTATTAGCCGTTTTCCGGCACACCGCTGCTACGTGGAACCATTCGGCGGCGGCGCATCAGTGTTACTGAAAAAAGAGCCATCAGAAGCGGAAGTCTATAACGACCTTGATGGCGATGTGGTAAATCTGTTCCGCGTGCTTCGTAACCCTGAAAGCAGTCAGGCACTTATCGCTGCGTGCGCCCTTACACCGTATTCACGCGAGGAATTTACCCATGCTTATGGACATAGCGAAGACCCGGTAGAACGGGCCCGCCGTCTGGTTGTTCGGGCAACGATGGGCTTCGGCAGCGCAGGTGCCACAAAGGGCAAAACTGGTTTCCGCCTCGATACCCGGCGTAACAGCGCGACTGCTCAGGCTATCTGGGCACGTCAGCCTGATAACCTGGCGGCGGTGGCCAGCCGTTTTACTGGGGTACTTGTCGAGAACCGCGACGCTGTAACATGCATGAAAGACCACGATACACCTTCAACGCTGCATTTTGTTGATCCGCCTTACATACACGATACGCGTGTCGAAGTAGCAAAAAACAGCGCCTACCGCTTCGAAATGACTGATGCGGAACACATCACCCTGCTGGATTGCCTCAGGCAGTTAAGCGGTATGGTTATTGTCTGTGGCTACGACAGCAAACTTTATAACGATGCTTTATCAGACTGGAAATGTATTACAAGAACCACGTCTGCTAATGGCCGGGCGGGTTCAGTACAGCGCACAGAATGCCTGTGGATTAATCCGGCAGCACAGGAAAAGGAGACCGGGCCATGTACAAAATAACCGCCATCGTCAAAAAGCCGGGTAATTCCCCGACAAACTGGGTTCGTTTTTCTGACAAAAAAATGAATAAAGCTGAGTGTGAAAAAATGCTGTCCGGCAGAACTGAAGCCGGAAAATCTCGCGAAGAGAAAGTCACACTGGAAGAGTTTAAATGTATTAAGGAATAAAGATCGCCTGCTGAATAATTAATTAACCGTAAAAATACTTTTAAACACCGCTCACGCGGCGGGATTCGTACAGCCTGAATGAGGGAGGTAATTGCAGCATGAAGAAGTCTGTCTGTATGTTCTGCGGCGCCCCGGCCACCCTGCTTTGTGACGGGATCATCGGCTGGGATGCCGATGAGAATGAACACGGGCACATGACAAAATGCCGGGGCATGTTCACCTGCGATGCGCCCGTGTGCCGGAACTGCGCTACATGGCATGGCAACATATTTTTCGATGGAAAGATCCGGATGATGGATACACGCGACCTTTGCCCCCTGTGCCAGAAGTTACACGAAGCCGGCGAATACATACGCGTTGCAGAGCACCGGAAAAACTCCGCTCTGCCGCAACCCTGCCTGACTGAAGAACAGGCTGACAGGATACGCGCCGCACATTGGGCAGGATTTACAGGACGGCGCGCCGGAGATGTAAAAGTTTTACCGGGCGGCGGTCAGCAGTCCTTTAAATTTTACCCTGATCATTGATGTTCAACCCTGACCGACCGCCACGCCGTATAGTTGGCGGCGGTCATGAAGTAAAGAGACATGACTATGAGCTTTGTGAGACTTGAAACCTGGGGTGAATTAAATTATCCCGATGATCCGCCACCTCTCACAACACTAAGACGATGGGCGCGAAACGGAAATATTTACCCGACTCCAGTATTACATGGCAGAACGTATCGGGTTGATCCGGACGCGTTTTATATCAAGCCGAATAAAGTGGGACTGGTGCTTGAACAGCACCATCCTAACGGGCGAACTGGTAAAAAAAGTGCGTTGCTGGAGCGGTTAATAAATGAGTCAAAAAAAGTATGATGCCAATCTACCTAAAAATCTAACATATCGTAAAAATGATAGGGCATTTTACTGGCGAAACCCAGTTACCAAAAAAGAAATTGCCCTAGGCCAAATTGCTCGCCGTGATGCCGTGGCACAGGCAATTGAAGCAAATAATTATATTTACCAGAACTACACCCCTGCCGCCCTGATAGAAAAGTTAAAGGGGAGCGATACGTTTACCGTTTCAATGTGGATAGACCGCTATGACGTGTTACTAAAACGACGGGATTTAGCGGCCAACACATACAAAATTCGCGGCAATCAGTTAGCGACCGTGCGCGAAAAAATGGGGGAAATGATACTGGCAGATGTGACCACGCGGCATATTGCTGAGTTTCTGGAATCATGGATCGCGGAAGGTAAAAACACGATGGCGGGGGCGATGAGGTCTGTACTATCTGACATGTTTCGTGAGGCAATTGTGGAAGGAAGAATAACAACGAATCCGGTTGAGCCAACCCGAGCACCTGAAATTAAGGTGGCCAGGGAACGCCTGCAACTGGAAACATATAACGCCACTCGAGCGGCAGCAGAGCATATGCCTGCATGGTTCCCTCTCGCGATGGATTTAGCGCTCGTTACTGGTCAACGTAGGGAGGATATCGTAAATATGAAATTTAGTGATATCGTTGATGGTCGCCTACACGTAACCCAGATAAAGACAGGAATGAAGATAGCATTCCCCCTATCCCTGACCCTTGAGGCGCCAGGGTTACGTCTGGGAACGGTTATCGATCGCTGCCGGCTGGTAAGCCGAACTGATTTCATGATCAGTGCAGGAATCAGGAAAAATAGCCCGACCGGGAATATTCACCCGGATGGGCTGACAAAGAAATTTGTAAAAGCCAGAAAAATTTCAGGCGTTAAATTTAGTGATAACCCACCGACATTTCACGAGATCCGTAGCCTGGCTGGTCGGCTGTACAAAGACGAACGTGGCGAGGAATTCGCTCAAAAACTACTGGGCCACACCTCAGAGAACACCACGAAACTCTATCTCGATGAACGCGATAATAAAGCTTACGTGATGCTCTGATTTTGCTGTAAAAGAAATGTTAAACTGGATTTGGATGTGATATAACCAAAAAGACCGGAATACAGAAATTCGAGGAAATTTCGAGGAATTTCGAGGGAAAACACATAACCCATTGATTTATAATCCAAATAAAAAGAGACCGAATACGATTCCTGTATTCGGTCCAGGGAAATGGCTCTTGGGAGAGAGCCGTGCGCTAAAAGTTGGCATTAATGCAGGCTAAATCGCCTTGCCCTTTAAGAATAGATGACGACGCCAGGTTTTCCAGTTTGTGACGAAGGTGATTGAAAAAACCTGGCGTTTTGTCTGTCATCAGAGATAAAAAAACCGTAAGCCTTTTCGTAAAGGTTTACGGTTTTTTATTAAAAATCAGTCAGCTATTGGATGGATCACAAAGCTTTTGCGCACGTTCGATAAACGGCGCCAGACTCATTTTCTCACCGGGCTTCGCCGGGTTATCGATTTGAATGACGGCGATAGGCTGAGCGCGCGTTTTACCATCCGCTACTTGCTGTTCGGCAATGGCATTCAAGGGATACTGCACCAGCGTACTGGGGTTGATCACATAGAGCGCCTGGCCAGGCCGACAGGTCAACATGACCTCTTCCCGATTAAACGCCCACTTGTCTTTTCCTACTTCAAAACGACTTACGGTAATCACCTGCGGCGCCGCCAACGCTACGCCCGAAGTGGCCAGCAGAAGCGCCGGAAGGAGTATTTTTTTCAT